CCGTCCGCGTCTAGCCAAAGCTCATCGCCCCTGCGGTCATGACCTGCTCGAACATGAGGTCGCACGCGAGCAGCTGCATCGGCGTCAGGTCACCGACATCTCGGGGTGCGACGCTGAAGTACCCGAGGCTGGGTGTCCAGTAGGTGTGAGGGGGTCGGCCAAGCTCGCCGAACCTGTCCTCGAACTGGCCCCATTGGTGCTCGGCCTCACGTCTGAGCTTGAGGGAGGAGGGCCGGCATCATCCTCGACGGCCCCTCGTTCGTAGGTGAGCGCGGAGAACGGGTCGACGTCCTGGAATCGCTCGATCAGGTCGGGGACGTCGGCGGCGGTGATCTTCCCGGCGCGGTGCAACGCGATGACGGCTTCGACGATCACGAACTCGGGGTCGGCCAGTGCGTCGGCGGTGAGCGTCAAGGGGAGGTAGCCAGCGTGTTTCTTGATCCACGCCCACTCCCTGGTTGTGAGCGGCTGCGCGTCGACGTCGAACTCGTAGCGTCCGTCCCACGGCGACACACCAGCGATGGTGATCCAGTCAGACAAAGCTGCCGCCGTAGTTGAACCGGTCACAGACCCGGTCGAGTGCCTGCTCGATCGCGGAGAGTGTCTGCTGCTCGTTCGCTTCGAGCGCAGGGATCAAGGCACGGCCCATCTGCAACCCGCCGTAGTTCGGGTGATGCCCGGTCGTGCGGCGCAACGACTGCTCGACGGCGACACCACGCTGCCTGACACGGACGCGGTACCCGGCCGCGGACTTGCGGTCGGTCGTCGCGAACAGGCGTCCAGCGTCGAGACGGACATGCTCACCGGCCTTACGGATCTCATCCCTCGCGGCCCGCTGCGTCTTCCGGTCCGCCGAGGCGAGGGCGGCCATGAACAGACGGAAGTCCTTGACCTGAACAGTCGCGCCCTGGACGGCCATCTCTTACGCGGTGAAGAACTGGAAGCCGGCCGCGTCGCTCGCGTTGAAGGTGACGGTGAACGTGTCGGTGTCGCCGCGCACACTGCCGGGGCCGTACGTGTAGAGCTGCGCGTTGCCGCGAAGCTCAGGGTTCGTGGGCCCGACAACCGCGGTCTGGTCGGGACGCCACGCGAACGCGCACGTCGTCCGGTTCTTATGCAGCGGGTAGAGGGTCGCGTGGACTTCGCCGGTGCCGTAGGAGCCGTAGAACTCGACCTCGACGGACTGCTCGGTGCTGCCGGCGAGGTATTCGTTCGCGCCGGTCGCGGAGAAGCCGGACACGTCGATGCGCTCGTGCTCACTGCTGAGCCGGACGGAGCGGCTGAGGTTCGACAGGTCGACCGCGTCGACCTTCACAGAGTCTTTCAGGGCGACGCGCTTAGCCATCCTCCTTCACCTCTTTCTTCTTCGATGAGCCTTTCACGATCGTGATCGAGCCTCTTTCGATCGCCCTCTCTTCGAGGTCTTCGTCGATGTCGGCTTCGAACTCTTCGCCGGGCTGGTGGTCCATGAACGCGGTGAGCCCGGACACCTTGTAAGTCGTCTTCACGTCAGGATCCTCACTCTCCATTCGCAGCCGACGAGTCGGCCGCCGGTTGCGGCGTCTTCGATGTACTCCGTGAACCCGGACACGCCTTCGGTGGCGACGGCGACGGCGTCGACGAGGCCGCCCAATGTCTGGTCTGCTTCGAGGTGTGCCTGCACGGATTCCGCACCGGCGGGGTCGAGCATCCGGTACAGGCCCTGCTGGCCGGCCACGCTGTCGGCGAACGTGGTTCGGGCGCGGACGGTGAAGAACAGCTCCGCGTCATCGCCGAACCCGGTGCCGGTCTGGAACGGTGTTCCCGGGTAGATGTCCACTGACGGCGGTGTCGGGTTCTGGTTCAGGTACGGCGTGACCTGTAGGTCGGGGATCGTGGCCGCGATGGGTGTCAGGGCTGCGGCCATCGCCTCGACGATCTCGGCGAGGCTCGCCATCAGGCAACGCCGAACCCTTCCTTGAGCGGCAGCAGCCGTGAGGCGTGGCGACGCCACGAGCTCCTGGACGGGTACGCCGGCGCGGTCTCACCGCCCATGTTCACGATCCCGTACGGCGACTGCTCCGACTTCCAGATGTCGGCGGCCCTGTCGAGGTTGACCGACACCACCAGGTCCGGGTACGGCGCCACGAGCGGCGTCGAGAGTGCGAGGTAGGCGTCGATCTCGGTGGTCGCTGCTTCGAGGACACGGTCGAGCGCCAGGGTTTGCGCCGCGGACGGGCCCGTCAGTTGAAGGATCCTGGCGAGCTCGTCCGCGGTCGCATACGCCATCAGTGCGCCTCGATCTCCGCTTTGATGTCGGCTTTCGTCATCGACTCGTCTACGTCGAGGCCGAGGCCTTCGGCGTGCTCGAGGAGCTGCGCTTTGGTCCCTGTGTCGAGAGTCGGCTCCTCGGCCGTCCTCTCGCCGGGCGGTGTCGGTTCGCCGCCCGAGCCTTCCTCCCACGGTGCGGAGGCGTCGTCACGGACGACCTGCTGGTTGGGGGCGTCCCACTGAACTCCGCCGTCGCCCATCAGGGTGTCTTGATGATCTCGGCGAGGCCCGATGCGGCAACGACGAGCCAGGTGTAGTACCCGAAGTACGCGACCTGTACGCCGAGCACGGACGGTTCGATCACCTGGAGGGATCCGCCGCGGTCCTCATAGACCTCGACCGCGCTGGAGGACACGACGACGCTGGAGCCGGCGGGGAGGCCGGCGGTCATGAACACCGGGATCCCGGAGATCTGCCCCATCGCGCCGCTCGAGAAGTTCGCGGCCTCGAACCCCGGGGAGATGGCGTTGGTGGGGTTGATCGGCGCGAACAGGGGTGCCCACACCCCGAGCTGGTCAGGGGGAAGGAACATCGCGAGGCGGCCCTGCCCTGCGGTCGCGGTGAAGATCGTGCCGGCGGCCTTCCACAACGCCGCGTTCAACGCTGCCGCCGTCGGTGTGCCGGTCGCGATCGTGTCCGACGTCGGCGCCGCCGCGATGATCGCCGCGCCGAGCGCGGCCTCGGTCACGGTGCCGTACTTGCCGGCGAGATCCGAGATGACGATGTCCATGATCTGCGGGCTCGACCAGTCGATGTCCTGCCTCGACACGTTGACGTAGCCGCCGTAGGTGTTCGCGGTCACGGTGTCCTTCACGATCAGCATCTTCTGGCTGACGAGCTCGTTCTTCTCACCGGTCGGCTGCAACGCGACGTTGGTGTGCTGCGTCACGCGGGGCCTCACCCAGCTGTTCGACGGGATCTGCCTCGGGCCGAGCCATGTCGTCAAGGGGCGGGACTGGTCGATGAAGTTGACGACCGGCGCCACGATCGGCGTCGGCAACAGGCCCGGGTTGTCGACTGTCGTCTGATGTGCCGCGGCGCGGTTGTAGACGGTGAGGCGTTGGCGGGCGTCGTCGTTGCCCATCTGCGCCTGCCAGTAGTCCAGGACGTACTCGCCAGCGGAGCGGTACTCGACCTCCTGACGGGCCGCCTGCGGGTTCGTGCGGACTGCGATCTCGCCGAGCATCGTCCGGGACCGCTGCGCGATCTCGGCGGCCTCCTTCATCGGTGCGAGATGCTCTGCCTTCGCAGCCATCACGTCACGAGCTCTCGTGAAGAGCTCCATCTCGTTGTCGGTGAGGTCACGGTTCTCGCGGTGGGCGTCGTCGAGGAGCTTGTCCTGGAACTGCTGCTGCTCCTCGATCTCGCCGGCGAGGCGGGTGATGAGTTCGTCTGTCGCTGGCACGGGGTGCCTCCTACGGTTTGCGAAACAGGGACGGGTGATCCCATGGGTTTCGCTTCCCCCGCGTCTGCCGGATCCGCTCCTCGCGGTCTACAACGGCAGGTAGTTCAGCGACTCAGCCGAGCATACATATCACCCAGCCGAAGCGCACGCGCCTGGTCCAGGTTCGGTGTAGCCACCACGATGCCGCCAGGAGCCGCTGTAAGCCCTTCTCCCGCGTCGCCGTCCTCAACACGAACGTCAGTTCCGGTCTGGCGTACGGAGAGCACACGGGCGTCCTGGTAGGCGGGGTCGGGCACCATCGCGATGTGGTCCAGCCAGAGCCACGTCAGCCGGCGGGTGTTCCGTTCGGGCCACTCCTCACCGGGCCGCCCGTCGGAACGGGTGAGCACACCGAACCCCGCCGACGCGTCGAGCATCCCCTCAGCGGCGAGGCTCAACGTCTCGGTGCCGAGCTCGGTCTTCCCGATCAGCAGCTCAGCGACGAGCCCCTCCTGCCTCGAGGGGTGGAACGTGAGCGCTTTTCCGGTCTGGCGGGTGCGGTCATGGTCGCGGTACACGTTCACGCGGTTAGGGCGTGTCGCGATCGTGCCGAACGCGCCGGGTGCGACCGACTCGCGGACCATCCGGCCGCGGTACTCAACCTCGGTCTCCCGGTCGTACGGCATCGCGACGACCTCGATGATCCGTTGCGGGAAAGACACGCTGCGAACCTCGACGCCCTGTGTCATGCCGGCACGGAACTCCAGCTCACCTTTCATCTGAGGACTCCTTCGGCGAGATCGGGAGGCGACGAGTTGTCCAGGCGCTCGGCCCGCCGGATCTCGGCCACGCTCAGCGCCGGCTGCTGAGTGGTCGGGTCCACGATCGCGTTGAGGATCTGCGCGGTCTGCGCCCTCTCATAGGGGCCAGGCTGGACGTACTCGTCACGGTTCAGCTCCACCCTGGTTCCGCGAGGCAACAGCCATCCGGAGAGCGCACTCATGACGGCGTGCGCGTGGACACGCAGGCTGGAACGCCAGTGGTACGAGAAGATCGATTCGACGTTCGCGTACGTCATGGAGTCCCCGGACGGCAGGTTGAGGAGGTGCGGCGGCACGCCGAGCAGAACGGCGATGCGGGCGTCGTTGAACTCGGTGAGCTCGTGCAAACCCATGTCGCGGGCGTTGACCTGGGTCGGCTTCCACTCCAGCCCGCCGGACAGGACCGCCGGCTCACCGATGGAGCTCTGCCTCGCCTCGACCCACTGCGCTTTCAGAAGCGCGGATTGTTCCGGTGTGAGCTCCTCGGGGTGCTGAAGCACCGACGGCGGAACCCCGCCGGACGCGGCGAGGCTCAACGCGTAGCGGGCGTACACCTGCGCCGCGACAAGCCTTCCCGCACCGGCCTCCAATGGGCCGTGGCCGTGCGCGTCATCCACGCTCGAGAGGTACCGGATGTGGAGGATCCGCGACGTGACGTCCATGTCGCCGATCGTGTAATGCCGGAGCCCGTCCCGCATCTCCACGTTGACGCTCCACGGCGGGACGACATGGAACCTGGAGGGCCAGCCGGTGGCGTAGTACGCGTCGGCATGAACGAACGCCTCACCGATGCCCTGGTAGTCCCAGAAGAGCCTTTTGGCCATCTCGTTCCAGGACACGTACACGTCGGAGTGCGGGTTCACGAGCCAGTCCGCGTTTAGGCTCGACGCGGCGTCCACCAAGTACGGCGGCATCGAGGAGAGCGCACCGGAGTTCAGGTCGAGGCACGCCCACGCGGTGTCGGTGAGCGTTGAGACCTGGCCGCCCCAGGATGGTGTCGCCCACTCAGCCGGCCACCCGCTCCACGGCGACGCGACAATCCGTGGCGGCGGCGGTGTGAACGGCGGATCGGTCGCCGCGACGGTCACCCCGTGCGGGTCCCCAGGGCGGGCTGAGGGCGGGCCGACGGTCGCTGGTGGGACCGAGCCGGGAGGATTCGTGTTGGGGATCTCCGGGTCGGGCGGCCTGATAGCACGCGTGAAAAGGCCCATTCCCTACCGGGATACTAGGCAATAGACGGGGATGGTGTGGGGCGGTGCGCCGCGGCGAGCGCCCACACGGCGGCCTTGACGAGGTGCGCATCATCGAAGACCACAAGCTGCAGGCCGCTCAAAGCCTCGCGTACCTGCGCTTTCCGGAACGCCTCGTCGAGCTCACCGGTCGTCTCGTCATGTACGACGCCGGCGTTCGCTGCGAGGTCGCGGAGCAGCGACAGCCCGGCCCTCGTCTGCGTCTGGGTGGCGGGCCTGGGCCGCGGTGCCATGTCGGCGGGAACCCTGTCCATCATCGACGCGCCCACCTGCAAATCCCGGATCGGACGGCCGAGCCTGTCGAGGTCGGCGACGGCGTCGTCCCAGTCGTCACGGGTCCATGCGTCGACCTCGAGGCGGCCGTCGTCGAGGCGCGCCGCGACGGCGATCGCGGCGCCGTGGCCCCATGCGTCCTCCATCGCGACATACACCGGGCCCGTGCTCGTGACGCCGGCGAGCGACCGGTCGGCCCACATCCCGGGCGGCAACAGATCCTCCGTCGACCCGGTCTCCTCCGGCTTGGTGGGCCACTCGTTCAGCCACTGCGACCGGAACCACGCGACCGGGTCGTTCTCCTCGGGATCCTCGAACGTGTTCGACATGGCCGCCTCGAGCTGCTTCCGGATCGTGCGTTCCCGCCGCGGCGACCAGTGCGAGCTCGCGCGCCGCCACGCCTCGACGTTGTCGAGCGCCGCCCCCCGTGGTGCGGACCACTCCACGATCAGCAGATCCCCTTCGCCGGTCTCCAGCCCTTCGAGTGCGAGCTGGCGGCGGCTCAGCATCAACGTTGTCGCGAGCCGGTGCGCCGTCGACACGAGCAGGAGCTGCGGCTGGATCTTCTCGACCATCGTCGGCTCAAGGCCCTCCTCGATCGATGAGGTCTTCACCTTCCACGCCTCATCGACGGCGGCGAGGCTGACCGAGTAGCCGTACACGGCTTCCTTCGCCCTGAGCATCCAGCGGGAGCCGTCGGCGAGCACCTCGATCTCTTCTTGGCCGTTCACCTCACGCACCTTGAACCGGCCGTGCTGAGCCTTCGCCCAGATCCTCGCCGGCCGCTGCACCTCCTTGCACACCGCCAAATCCTTGCCGGTGTGGAGCACGTCCTGGGGCTCGCCGAACCACGGCTCCTGATGGATCCGCCACAAACAGAGCTCCCTGAGCAGCCACGACTTCCCGAGCTGGCGCGGCATCGAGAGGACGATCGTTTCCCAGCACAGCTCGTTCCTGGCGTCGACCTCGAGCATCCTCGTCGCGGCGAGCTTCTGCCACCACCGGAGCGGCTTCCCCGAGCGTTCCTCGGCGAACCGGATGAAGTTCGGGCCCAGCGACCCGACCGCGCGCGGGTGCGGCACCGTCATCAGCCTCGGCCACATCGCATCCGCCGGCGGCCTCCTGAGGCCTTTCAACCACCGCACCGACCAACGAGCATCGCTCCATGCGAGCCCGTCACGCTCCTCGACCTCCACGGTAGGCGGCAGCCACAACGCCCGGCCCGCCGTCGCACGGTTACAAGCCGCATGCTCAGGCCCCGAATACTTTGAACGGTCACCGTCGACATGGCCCAGATCCCACGGCTCACCCGGCCGGATCCGGCCCCCGCACCGCACACACCGGATACCCCCAGCCCGCACCACGGGCTCCCACTGCCGGCGGATCTGCTGATGCGTCCCGCCATACCCCCTGTCCGCCGTCCTTGCCTTCACCCCCGCCATTTTTGGCTTAACTAGGGGGGAAAGGGGCCGGATTAGGCGGGTCTC